AGCAGGCTCTAAATCACGCAAAGCCTCATAACCGACTGCCGTATTACGATCTCCAACGGTGTTGTCGTACAGAGCCTTGTAGCCAAGGGCAATATTCAAATCACCTGTTGTGGTGCTGTATAACGCGCTATGTCCAACAGCTACGTTGTACTGCGAGGTCGTTAAAGACGTCCCAGATTGATAACCCACCAATGTGTTGACGCCACCAGACGTAATTGCGTCTCCAGAGTAGCCGCCAACAGCCACGTTGCCCTCTCCTGAGGTAAGATTTTGCAGTGCAGCGCCACCCACCGCCGTGTTGTTACTAGCGGATGCCAATTTTTCAAGAGTACCAAAGCCAAGCGCAGTGTTATTTGAAGCTGTTCGAATGTATGCAAGTGAGTTTCTACCTATGGAGGTGTTATATTCTCCAGCGTAGGCAACGGCAGAAAGCCCTCCACCAGAGTTGTAACCAACGTGGGTGTTGTAATCTCCGGTGGTTACTTCTGCGCCCGCTAGACTCCCAACAAAAGTATTCTGAACCCCCGTGGTCAGGCCGAACGCAGCGTTAAGACCCACCGCTACGTTGTACGTATCGGCGTTGCTAGCAGGGTTTGCCGCATAAAGAGCATTACTGCCGACAGCTACGTTGCGGTCTCCAAGAACATTGCTTCGGAGCGCGCTAGCCCCGATAGCGACATTGAGGTCGCCAGTCGTTATCGCCTCAAGAGCATGAGCCCCGACGCTCGTGTTGGAGCCTGATGTTACTGCCGCTGCTGAAGCACCTCCGCCTGCTCTGAAACCTACGGCGGTGTTGTAGTCCCCAGTCGTAAGTTCCTCCGCAGCCTCAACGCCTATAGCAGTATTATATGAAGCAGCCCCGTAGCCCGTATTCCCCGTGGGGTCCGAACCAATCCAAATCGAGCTGTTTTCTTTGAGGGCCGGGTCAAGGACGTTGAGTTCTGCTGCGGTTGAGGTCACAGCGGTACTGCCAATAACTAACCCGCTTGCAGGTACAACGACTCTTGCTGCGCCTGCCAGAATAAGATCATCTGCACTCTCGTCCCAGAGCATGTAAGCACTGGCGGTAGCACCAAAGAATTTAACGTCATAACCAGTGTCGTCTGCACCTACGGTAACTGTGTTATCAATCTGAACAGCGCCGTCAATATCTACAGCATCTAAGTTGGTTGTACCGTCTACGTCGATATTCCCAGAAATATCCAAAGAACCTGCGTCAAGTTCTCCAGTTAATGTAATGTTTCTAAAACTTGCTACATCTTTATTAGCATCTACTGTGACTACTTTACTAGCTACTACAGTACCTACAGCACTTCCAGTATCGCTGTAGTTAAGCTCTGCAGCAGTAGCAGTTACAGAAGTTCCATTAATAGAAAGTGCATCAGTTTCTAAGGTTCCATCAATGTCAACATTTCCAGAAATATCAAGAGTAGCTGCATCAAGTTCTCCAGTAATAGTAAGATTACGAAGACCTGTATAGTCTTTATTAGCATCTAGTATTACTGCTTTAGAAGCGATAGCTGTTCCTACAGCAGTAATTCCTAGATCTAGTGCATTAATCTCGCCTACTACAACTGTAGCACCATCTAGAATATTTAACTCTGCTGCAGTAGAAGAAACTGCAGTACTTCCTAATACTAGCTGACCATCAGGGACTACTACTCTAGCAGCACCTGCTAAAATAAGATCATCTACTGATTCATCCCATAACATATAGGCACTAGCGGTAGCACCAAAAAACTTAACATCGTATCCAGTATCATCAACACCTACAGTAACAGTTGCATCTATCTGTACAGCACCGTCAATATCTACTATATCTAAATTAGTAGTACCAGCAATATCAGCACTACCAGAAATATCTAAAGTTGTAGCATCTAGCTCACCAGCAACTGTAACTACACCGCTAGTAAGCGTTATAAGATCAGTATCAGAGGTGTGTCCAATAGTAGTTCCATTAATATTTATACTATCAATTACAGCTTGAGTAATAGCACTGTTAGTGCCTAAAGTAGCACCGTCTACACTCCCACCATTAATATCCGCAGTATCGGCTACTAAAGCATCAGTAGTTACTGTTCCATCAAAGTAAGCATCTTTAAATTCTAAAGAAGATGTACCGAGATCAATATCATTATCTGTTACAGGCACAACGGCACCATCTTGAATCCTGATCTGCTCTACAGCACTGCTAGAAACTTCTACAAAGAATCCCCAGCGATTGTTAGTACTATCTGCTACAATCTTATTAAGAAAGTCTAAATCACCAATAGTATGAATGTTACCACCTTGACCAGCAGTTCCATCATGTCTGTGTCCAGTAGTACTTACACTACTTGAAGAATATGTAAAAGCATTTACAAGCTGATTATATTCATTATTGAACAAAGCAGCCGTAATTGTGTCTCCATCCGACATACTACTTTGTCGTGTATAAGTCTGAGCCATTTATTATCTCCTTCCTGCTGGCATATAATCTATATAAATACCGTTTATAGCATAAGCTGGGTTTTGATCTTCGCTAGTTAGTCTAAAGCTACAAGTATTTCCTGATCCTTCTATAGTAATTCTTTCCATAGGATCAGTAGTAGCTCCAAAAGTTATATTATTAAATGTAGTACTTCCAAAAATTGCAGGTAAATTAATAGTTGTTACAGTAAAAGGTTCTGGTTGAGGCACATTAGGATCTTCATAATCGTAACGAACTCTAAAAATAGGTTCGCAAGTTCCTTCTGGACTAAAAGAAACTCTGGCATATTTAAGAGTTTTTCTAGTTCCTACATCTCCAAAATCAAAATCAGGAGTATTATATATAGCTAATATATTTGTAGCTGATCCTCCATTATAAAATGCATTACCTGAAGCATGATTATAAACATAGCCGTCTTTATCGCCATGATATACTTTTTCTACTCCATCTTTATCAAGATCTGAAATAAATCCTAAAGCTTGAATGCCTAATGTTTCTGACCAAGCATAACCATTACCTGTTAAAGTTCCTATAATACCTCTAGCTACTGTTGGACTTTCAGAACTTTTACTGTAAAATAATCTATATTGAGATTTACTTCTTAATACACCACTTGTTATAATATAGCCTGAGTCTGCCGCAATATCTTTTATTATATTTTGTATTTGCCTACTAACAGATCCTAATTCAACGTCTCCAATTCTAGTTGTACCGGCAATAGTTCTAATACCATCAGGAGCTAAAAATACTAAATCACCACCAATTTCTTGAATGCTTCCTCCGCTGACACAGCCTACATTTTTTGTAACTGGAACAATAGCAATATTACTTGCATCATTTATATTAACTAGTTTATGAATACTGTTTCTACAAAATATAATTAAATCATCTCTAAAACTTGCAAGACCTTCTACTTGATCTTCTATTACAATGCTTCCTGATCCAGTGCTGCTAAAACTATCTATATTATTAGTGCCACTATAATAAACTGTATTTTTAGCAGCAGAAGCTCCAGCAACTACTAAATGTTTATCATGTATAATAGCATATGCTGGACCAACTGTACTACTAACAGTTATTTCTTTTGCAAAGAATGTTCTAGATGTTAACCCACCTGTTCCTGTCATCTGAAACAAAAAAGGTTCATTTACGCCATCACATATTACAATCTCACCGTAATCTGAATTACCTTGATAAGTTGCAAAAGTACATCGACCTTGAGAAGTACGTGCAGCTACAGAACGTCCTGTAAATGTAGAGTAGTTATCTCCTCCACCAGCTACAGAAGCTCTGTTTAATTGTAACCAAGTATCTTCACCGTCAACACTAAAGAATATACCTGTACTTGAACAAACTATAACGCCGTCAGCATAAATAGCCATACCTAGTATAACTTCACTAGAATTAGGTTTGGTGTCTCCAAATAAACTATAACCATCTACACGACGATAGCCACCGTCAGGGTCTACTTCAAAGTTTCTTAACCTTGTAGCAAAGCCGGGCTGCTTGAGCATTTCAAGTTGATTTAGATTTACATTTAAACCGCCCTGACAAGAATATCCCCAAGGTTGAGACATTATATAAACCTTATACGATCATCTTTAAAGTTACCCGGTGCAGGTTCCATAAGATGAAGCTTCATTAATTTTAAACTACGTTTGTAATCTTCTAAGGCAAAGGCTGCTGCTTGAGGGTTTTCTTTAAACTGATGCATATAATATCTAGCTCTTGCTAATAAAACAGGTTTATATACATCAGCAAATACTATAGCATCTCCATGAGCATCTAATTCTGTAGGAAGATCAAACGAAAAAAACCAGATACGATATACTTGATCTGGTATAGGACTTACGCCAAACTTTCTACCATCTGGACTTTTTATTATTCTAGCTGGAACACCATACTGTTGGGCATCAGAATCATCTAAATTTTCTGTGATTCTATAAAAATCTTTCCATTCTTCTGTTGTAGTAAATCTTAAATTTCTAGTCTCATAAGGAGCAGATTCTCCGCTTACACCTACAGTAGTTAAGTAAAAATTATCCCAATCAACATATCCGTAATCAGTAGTCATAGAAGAACTAGCAGGTTTCAACTCATACCAACGAGTACCCGCTACTGTTTCTACATATGTATTACCATACATAGGATCAGTTCCACCACTTTCACCTGTAGCTAAAAAAGGCCATTGAGGTTCTTCATTAACAATGTCTAAATAAGATCTGTTTATAAGATCTTTAGCATGTTGTTGAACACCTATAGCATTAGCAAAAGTTGCAGAAGTTAAAGCAACTTCGTTTAACTCTCTTAAGAGTTCATTTGTTAATGCAAGAAATGTAGCCATTAGTAAGTTACGCTGTTATTTTTTCCAGCCATAGAAACACAAGCTTTCTCCATAGCAAAAATATCAGATTTTACTTTACCACCATGCATTTTTTTATCACGAGCTTTCTCAGCCGCTACTTTACCCTCTTTAGTATAGGGATATTTTTTACCATCAACCATCGGCATTATCTTTCTCCTTAATCTTGATCAGATTCAAAAGTTTTAGATGTTTCTCTTGCAATCTCAAATTCACTTT